CCACGCTGGACGACAAGGATGCGGGCGTACTTTTCCCACTTCTCCTTGGCTTCGGACCTGTCGTGTCTGAGGTCCTTCACCAGTTCTTTGAGAAGTGTCCGCCCCTGACTAGCTTCGTAGGGGCTTGAAGTCCATCCCGCGGTGCGCACTCCGATGAATTTGCCAAAAGCGTCTACGATCCTCCCCGCTCTGAGTCCTGCGCCGAAACTGTGTTCAGTTACGTCGTTGAGCCAGCTTGCGGTGTCCTGATCTGGTCCTTTCCTGGGGTCTATTACGTCCTTGATCTCCTGTCCTAAGGCGCCCGATTCCGCGTATTCGAAAAGAGCACTCAGCGAGCGAACGCCGCGCTCAGTGACCATGCTATCCTCGCGCAGTAAGCCCCAGATGGTATCGCGCAGAGGATTACCTTCCATCACTTCCATCCCCGAGACCAGCCCGAGGAGTCTGAGCACGTCTATTCTGGGTGCGCGCTCTGGGAAGACGCGGTTGTCCAGTATTCTGGTTCCTAAGTTATATCCCTTGCCGATGCGCCATTCGAGGAAGGTCATGAGGAAGACTGGCGGGGTGTCCAGTCTACAGGGGAACCCCGCCTCGAGTGATGCTTGTTTATAGGCTTCAGCGTCGAAGCTCTTGGGTACGATGAGCAGTGTGTCGTCCCCCCAGATGAACACGGCCCACCTACCTCCCAGTCTTAAGGCTTCGGCACCCTTTGCAGTCGTTCCCAGTCCTGCTGCCATTGAGGTAAGTACCCTGGCGTCGTTTAAGATGCAGCCGTCTGCTGTCGTAGAGATGATTCCTGATGTGGTCGTGCCGCCGTGAGGTCGCTCGTACATAAAGGCATCGTCTTTTGCATTCCCCCAGGCTGGCGCGAGGACTCCCATGCTTTGGGCTTCGTGCCAAGCTGCGGCTTCTCCTGCTCCCCACGCGCCTCCATAGAGCCGTTCGAGACTGTCGTGATGCTTGGGCCGGACGTTACGGTCGAAAGAGCTGATGTCGTCCTGCAATACGTACGATCCAGGATCGTACTCCCGTGCTGTTTCGACGGCTTGTTTTACCCTGATGGCAAACCAGTCGCGTATCTTGATTCCGCGGGCCTTTGCTTCCCGGGGAAGCGAATGGTTGAACATGCTGTTGAGCAGTAGCACGTTCTTCACTCCCGTTACGTTCGCTACGAAATGCTCGTTAACCCACCGAGGTACACCGAATACTGCCCTGTGTGCAGTAGCGTAGCCGGTAAGATAGCCCTCTCGTGTCACTGAGCCTGAAGCGAGAGAGTAGACGGGCAGCTCC